ATGACCTGGTTTATTGACCGGCGTCTTAACGGCAAAAACAAGAGCACGGTGAATCGCCAGCGCTTCTTGCGCCGTTATAAAGCGCAAATTAAACAGTCGATCTCCGAGGCCATCAACAAACGCTCGGTGACCGACGTCGACAGCGGCGAATCCGTCTCCATCCCCAACGATGACATCAGCGAACCGATGTTTCATCAGGGGCGTGGCGGCCTTCGCCATCGTGTACACCCAGGTAATGACCACTTCGTCCAGAATGACAGAATCGAGCGTCCCCAAGGCGGAGGCGGCGGTTCTGGCAGCGGTCAGGGGCAAGCCAGCCAGGACGGAGAAGGCCAGGATGAGTTTGTCTTCCAGATTTCAAAAGACGAATATCTCGATCTGCTGTTTGAGGATCTGGCCCTGCCGAATCTGAGAAAGAATCAGCACCGTCAACTCAACGAATACAAAACCCATCGTGCGGGCTATACCGCAAATGGGGTGCCCGCCAACATCAGCGTGGTGCGTTCACTGCAAAACTCGCTGGCGCGACGCACGGCGATGACGGCAGGCAAACGGCGCGAACTGCGCGAGCTGGAAACCAGCCTGAAAGTAGTGGAAAACACGGAACCGGCGCAACTGCTGGAAGAGGAGCGCCTGCGAAAAGAGATTGCCGAACTGCGGGCGAAGATCGACCGGGTGCCGTTTATCGACACGTTCGACCTGCGCTACAAGAACTACGAAAAACGCCCTGAGCCTTCCAGCCAGGCGGTGATGTTCTGCCTGATGGACGTGTCAGGTTCAATGGATCAGGCCACCAAGGATATGGCTAAGCGTTTTTATATTCTGCTCTATTTGTTCCTGAGCAGAACGTATAAGAACGTGGAGGTGGTCTACATCCGCCATCACACTCAGGCGAAAGAGGTGGATGAACATGAGTTCTTCTACTCGCAGGAGACCGGTGGCACCATCGTGTCGAGCGCCCTGAAGCTGATGGATGAGGTAGTGAGGGAGCGCTACGATCCGGCGCAGTGGAACATCTACGCCGCGCAGGCATCGGATGGCGATAACTGGGCGGATGACTCGCCGCTGTGTCATGAAATTCTGGCGAAGAAGATCCTGCCGGTGGTGCGTTACTACAGCTACATTGAAATTACCCGTCGTGCCCACCAGACGCTATGGCGTGAGTATGAGCATCTGCAAGCGATGTTTGATAACTTTGCGATGCAGCACATTCGTGACCAGGATGACATCTATCCGGTCTTCCGGGAACTGTTCCAGAAGCAGAGTTCTACAACCTCCAATTAAATGTTATTAATCAGCCAGTTAACCATGTTTTTCTGGCTGATTTTATTGCATTTTCATTCTTAATTTTCACTATATTTTTCATTCGCTTAGCTTTAATTTTGGGGAATGCGATTTTGAAGAAGTGATTATGCAAAACTTCCTTTGAGCTTTAGGATGCCATCATGGGATGGAGGTTAAAATTCTCTCGTTCCGACCAACCCACACAAAAAACCAGCCGCTTATGGCTGGTTATTCGTCAGTGAAGCATGGGGAACTTTATCTATATTGCAGGGCAATCATCATCTAATGCACGATTGATGAAGAACGTCACTCTGCCCAACACTTCCACCTCTTCCAGAGCGGTTCCCTCTATTGCCTCGCCATCATCCGTGATCAATGACTTACCCATCAGTTTTGCAAACTGCGTGTGGCCGTCGCACAAAATTAACAATACATCTCCTGGCCTTTTTTTCGTGGCTGGCTCAATGACTGCAAACCCAACATCTGTTTCAAGCACCCTGCTTTCGGCCCCTATGTTGCACAGAACGGATGGAGAAAGTTGGCGTTCGACGTAATCGGTCGCAGGTGAAGCAAATCCCATCAGAGGACCCTCCCCATGTTTCTCAGGATCCAGTACCGGTTATCGCTACCGTCTGTCGTCTTGTCAGCGAAGCCTGGCTGATTGCGCTCTATCCATGCATTGGCGTCGGCTCGGGTGAAGTGCCAGTTAAAACCACGCAACTTTTCTATAAAGCTGTCTGTTCTCAGGTAGCGGTAGCCCTTTGGGTTAAGCTCTATGGCCGCAATAAAGGCGGCCTGAATATCTGAAATTCGGGGCATAATCTGCACTCCCTTTATTACTGTGTTTATATACAGTAGTTTCAAATGGAATGCAGATCAATTTGGGTTCGCCTATTAATTTTTAAGGCTGAATGTCCCCAGGCTGCTCTGTCAGTTCAAGAGAAGCTTCGGAAGCTCTTGTATTCCAGATGCTATCCTCTGGCATGTCGAGGCGTACGTCGATCCAGCTGTTGGCCGGAACATCCATAGGAGCCCCTTTTGTTTTGACGATCTCCCCTTCATCGCTCAGCATGTATTTCCGCTTAAAAAGCCGAATCGTCAGCCCACCGCTTTCTGTCTGCTCCGCTTCAACAACACCCAGTTCTCCCATTCCACCCGGGTCCATTGGCGGCAGCAATTGCCAGCCTTCTGATGCCAGGCCTGCCGAGCCGATAAGAACATACACCCCAACATCCAGCCGCGAGATTTTGATCCCTTCAGCCTCGGCGTTCGCCGTGCCGCAGCCGCACCAGGTGAAGCCTACTTCGTCAACATCGGTACGCTGGTTCTCTTCCTGAGATTTTACGATTCTGGCGATCGGAGATGCAGCCTTGAGCGTTCCGTCGCTGGCTTTCGTGGTGTTCTGCGTCGAATAAAGGGTGTGCGTCGTGGAGAACCCGACGTTAGTATTTCCCAGGATGGTTCCATTGCCCTGACGATACTTCAGTCCTTGGGAGGTTGAGGCAAGCTGCCATGACGTGTAGCCACCACCCGACGAATCATGCCAGCCACGGAGTGTTAACATGCCCGTGTAAGTATCAACTCCGCTGCCTCCACCCCAGCCATTCCCTCCAAGCTGTATGCCAAAAGACATGCCGAGCGGATATTGTGAAATACCATCATAAGAGGCAAGGTTCCTGTAATCGCGATGAACCTGGGCCATTACTGCCGCACCATTGAGGTAAGAGGTTCCCGGGCTAAACTGGCTATCAACGTCTCGTGTGGCGCTGTTTCCAAGACCGAGCCCTGTACGAGCGCCTGATGCATTTTTCGCACCGGTCCCTCCCTGCTCAATGCTGAGAGCTGTTTTCAGCCCAGAAAGGCTGGTAATGTCGCTGTTAGCCCCTTTCTTCGCCAGCGATTTTTGACCCGGTACGGTAACGGCAATGCCGTTGATAGTGATGGTGACATCAGATGTCCCGTTCATTACATCAGCGAACCCGCTCATGTAGCGCTGGTACATCGTGAAGGTTTCAGCGATATCCTGCGCCAGCCCATCCACGCTCAGACTGTCACTCAGAAGAATGGCAAACCGGGTTCCAGCGGGAACAGTTGGGTTAGCTGCTGGCGTTACGGTGAGACTTGTTGCGCTGCCGATGGTGGTAATCTGAAATACCTGCACAGGGCTGGTCATTGCAATAACGGTACATCCGTTACGAATAAGAGATCCAGCAGCAGTGAAGTTTGTGCCGGTACCTGTAAGGGTATTTCCGCTGATGGCGATAGTGCCAGTAGTATAAATCATGTTTTCTCCAGGCAATAAAAAACCCCGCCGGAGCGGGGTTTGTTCAAAACTGAATGGGTTAGTGGCAGGTGGTGCTGGTGAACGTGTTGGCGCTCACCCATGACCAGTTAAAGGGATAACCGGCGCGGTACTGCGTCTGATTGTTTTGTTTACGGACTCCGTAGATCTGGACGCTGCTTTCCTGTCCGCCGATCAGGGCTGTTCCGGTGCATACGGGTTGCTGCTTCTCAATAACGCCAGCGCAACCGGAGAGCAATACCGCTACCGCCAGGCAAAGAATCATATTTTTCATAGGGGTTATATCCCAGGGCATTCATGAAGATACACAATAACAATATGAATCAACGGGATATAATTGATTTGGTAGATCAATTATTCGAAATTGATCGTTCAAAACGATCAATCATAATTGGCGCAGTTAATGGCCATAATCACGTTCCTCAGATTCGAATACGTAACGTTCTGAAGGTTGCCGCCGGGGGTTGTCTGCGGCCTGGCGAATATCCGCGTATTGCTTCCCTCAAGTTTTGCCATGCTCTTGTATATGGCCGAGTAGGGCTGCGGTTGACCGCCAGCCGATACAACCCCGGTAATTAGTCCCAGCATGGCAGGCATGCAGGCCCACTTCCCCGCCAGAGTTGTATTGATGTTGTATCCTGAGCTGGCATCCACCCCGGCGGTACCGAGGGTGACAACATCGCTCAGCGTGCGCGTTTCGTTTGTTAAAATCAGCGTCCCTGATGCATCCCACACAGCCAGCCCGTAGTCTGGCTTTGTCTGCGGGAAAATAGAGAAAAAATAAACGTACGCTGTGCCGGTTGCATTCGGTCTGAGAAAATCAATCGTGATGGTGTTCCCGCTTATCGTCTGAGTGATTTCGACCTCAACCGTGCAATGAACGAAGGCGACAACAGGCTGGCCTGCGGGGAATGTGTGCGTCACTTTGGTATTGAACCCCGATGTTCCCTGAAGTGCCGCTGTCTTTCGCGCCTGAAGAGCGATTGGCGAGCTGTTCGCGGTCACCCATACTTCCCCGCTCGTGGTCGTCAGTAAAACGCCATACTCCGCCATTTATGCCCTCTCGATCTGGAAAATGAGATAAGCCGCTGCCGCAGGCTCAGTCCCTGCTGAGTAGTCGGTATCGCCTACTGCTGACACTGTTGCTGTTCCCCCCGAAATGGTGATCTTCCTCCGACTCGTACCAAACTGATCGCCGTTCATGCTCTGAAAATAGGTCAGCCTGCAACCAGGTGGAAGCGCTACGGTGTAAGAGCCTGTTTTCTGGTTCTGGGCCAGCTGGAGATAGCCACAAACGCTGACAGGCTTAACGCCATAATTATTAACATTGCCTGAGGCGTCCCATGTCTGAACACCATATTCCGCCATCCAGTCCTCCTGAAAAAAAAGAGGCCCCGTAAGAGGCCTCCCGTTACCATGTGCCCGTGATTCTCCCGATCTGTACCCTCAGCACCCGGTTTGAATCCCGAACGCTGATAGTTTCGTTTGTTTGCTTCATGGCCCCTTCACCAGCCGTCGAACCGTAGCTTTCGATCGTCCCCGTTCTAAAGTTGATGGACAGGCCAGCCTGGTTCTGAACGTAATTAACCGAGCTGATTGTTTCAGCCAGTTTCGCTCGGGTGATAGTGGCATCACCTATTACCGTATCCCTGATAATTACCTGCCCGTTCTGGATAACGAACGGTAAGGTCACCGTGGCTCCGGCCTGGTGAGTGACGGCGAAGCGGTCAGCCAGGAAGATGACCTGCGACTGCATGCCGGACGGCGTATTCTCTACACCGATCCCCATCCCTGCCGCATAATACTGACCATTGCTGGATAACCCGACCTTGATGCTGTACATCGCCTTCAGGTCGCCATTGACGTTCGCAATGGCCTGCGCGTTGGTAGTGATCGCTGAAGTGTGCCCGTTGATGGTCGCCGTGATGCCGTTTATCTGCGTGGCTGTGGCCTGCTGGTAATCGGAGAACGTCTGGTTCAGGCTGTTGATGGATGCTTTATTGCCGTTCACGTCAGCCTGCAAGCTCAGCAGCGAACGTGCTGTTGCCTCCCTGTCGCTTGCCATGACGTTATCAATACGATCGATGCCGGCCTTGCTGTCACCGTACTGCGCGCTGAGTCTCACCCGCTGATCAACCTGCGCCAGCGTACTCGTTATTAGCGCGATGGAGTTACTCTGAGTGCCGCCGCTGGCAGTATCTGTCCTTGCTCCCAGTTCCTCCAGACGAGATGCCATTGATGAAGTCGTGTCGGTGACAACCTGTCGCAACGTGGTGATATCAGCGGTATTTTGCGAGCTGGCTTGTTCGGCCGCATCTGCCTTGCCCGAGGCGGCATCAGCTTTACCCGAAGCCGACTCTGCTTTATCAGAAATGACCTGAGTACTCGCAGTAAGCTGGTCGACAGCTGTCGCCCTCGCCTGCGTTTCATCTGACAGAGCCTGCCTTACCTCGGTAATTCCCGCCTCGTTCTGCTCAGTTTTTGCCTCAAGACGAGTAACATCCGTGACGCGAGCCTCAGTCTCAGTGGCGATCACCTCCCGGAGCTGTTCGAAGGTCGCAGAGTTAGCGCCCTGCTGGGCTGTCTGCCGCACGACAACATCAGCAATAGCAAGCGCGTTGCCGATGATTGCTTCTGCTGTCTGCTTATTCGATCCAACCGCCGCTGCAAGACCGTTTGCATTCTCTTTGATTGCATCAGCCAGTTCTGCGAACTTTTCACTGCTCTCCACCGCGTTCTCGATCAGGTCTTTGAACGTATCGGAGCCTTTCATGTCCTCCAGGATTGCATCGGTGATATCGGATACATCGATGCTGGCCTGTCCGCGCACAAAGTCTGTATACCCTGATTCGTTTCCGCTGCGGTCCACCAGCTGCGCGCGGTACCAGAAAATTTGCCCAGCCTTAAGGCCCATCTGCTGATACTTGCGCTGCGGATAGGGTACGTCTGCCAGCAGCATCGCATCGTCTTCCGTCCCGGTCAGGCTGTACTGAATTTCCGTCTTCAGCGTGTCGTCGGTGTTCGCCGGGAATCCCCAGCTAAGCTCGATACCGAAAACCACATTATCAGAAGCGATGAAGCCGACCGGTTTCGGCGGATTGCCCACTTTACCCGTAAGATTTACTTCTGATGATGTCTCCCATACTGATGAAACGTCGCTGGCGTTCACCGCCCTGACACGGACCAGATAGCGACCCGAGTAGATACCCTGCACTTCAAAGCCGAGAGAAGACGTTCGGGGCACACTAATCCAGTTGCCGCTGTCACGCCGCCATTCCGCCTCGTACGCAACTGCACCCTGAACAGAATCCCAGGCAACGCGCATAGTGGTAATCGCAATGTTCTGGTTAACCGTAGAGTAACTGTCTACGACAATATTTCCTGGGGGAGCCTGAACCCCCGGTGGAATGACACTGACTGGCCGCTCGTCCAGTCTTGCGCCGGTATCAACAGCGGAATAGATATCAGGGTTGTAAGTCGTCCCGGTGACCTCGAAAGTGCCGTCGTTGTTGTCCCGCGTTCCCGTAACACGGAAAAGCGCTATAAACAGATCGTCAGAGTCCACACCCCAGTTACATTCAGCCTCCGGCGTTTCGCTGTAGGGTGTGGTGACAGTGACTGTGTTTCCGTTAACGGCCTGGACGGTTCTGGCCTGAGCTGTGCCTGATGGAAGATTCAAAAACAGCCGGTTCCCGGCCTTCACATCAGCGGCGCGATCGAGGGTTATGTTGCGGCCGTTAACCCCACTCACCCTGCCGCCGATAGTTCTTCCGGCCAGCTCGTTAGCAGCCACGCCGATCACCTCCCCGACAGGTGGAACGTCCATGCCCGTGCTGAAGGTCGCCACCTCGCCGATACCGTTAGTGAGCAGCGCCCAGCGCCCCCGCCGGTTTGCCTCTGACTGCCTGGTGCAGCCGATCGCAGTCATTTCGAGCTGACGATAATCGAAGCGCATGGCCAGATCGTTATCGTAAACAGGCTCAGGCGTGTCTTTATAGTGGTTGGCAGGGTCTGACCAGTTCACCAGCGCGGCAGTGTTTCGGGTGGTTTCACTCGGATCCGCAAAGGTAAATTTTCCTTCAACAACGCTGGCGTGGTTATAGATGTGCCACACATCCCGTGGCATATCAGCCAGGACATACATCTTATTGTCGCCCCAGTACGTCATGCCGCGAAATATACCCGCCAGGTCACGAAGTACGGTCCAGGCGTCATTACGGTCCTGGATATAAACGTTGCAACGAAAACGAGGCTCCGTCCCGCTTCCGCCCTTGCCGTCGGGTACCGGCTGATCGCAATACTGGGCTATGCGATAAAGTTCCCATTTGTCTATCTGAGTCGCATCGATTCTTTGACCCAGCCCGAAGCGCTCATTCAAAATGATGTCGTAATAAATCCAGGCAGGGTTATCCGTCCATGCCCATTTAAACACACCTTCCCATGTACCAGAGTAAGTGCGGGTTTCAGGATCGTAGGTATCAGGTACACGGATGATTCTCCCCTTCGGATTGCACACAACCTGAGGAATACCATTAGGGAACTGCTTTGCGTCAAACTCTACATACAGCAGCGCTGTGTTAACGTAGCGAAGTTTGGCGTCAATAATTTCAGTTACAGCTACAACGCGCATGGAGTCAACTATATTCACGCTCGTGGAATCCGGCGTGATTCTGCGAACCCGTAACTGCCAGCCAGTCGAGGCTTTTGGAAGATTAACGCGGTGACTACGCTCATAAAGCGACGTAGTTTTGTCATCGACAGCACCGTTAACCACCGTTTCATACGGCCCGCCATCGACCGAAAGATCGATAGCATACTCGACGCGGGTGCCGACTTTGTCGCCGTTGTTTTTCTGGAGCAAAAGAGTTGGCCAACCCAGGCGAATTCGCAGCGCAGAGAGCTGCGTGTTGGATACCGCTCGCACGTATGGAACAGCCTGTTTCAGCTCATATGAAACCTGAAGTTCGTTTTCAATGCCGGGGAAGCCCTGAATATAGTCCTGGTCCTGAGTGCCGGAACGGAACTCGTATTTTACATTATTGAAGTTATAACTTCCGTCGGCGTTCTGAAGGGGCGTATACGAAGATGAGTCACCAAGAAAGATGTTTTTAGCATCAAGCCCGCCAGCGAACTCACCCTCTCCAAGAGCAATCAGTACCTTTGCCCTGGCAATGGACTGAATGCTGTCCGGTGCTTCAACAGGCGTTCGGGTCTGATTGCTGCCACCTTTACCGTGGCCTTTGATGATCGTCGTTGTCATATTTCGCCCATAAAAAAGCCACCTTAAGGTGGCTACTGTTTGAATATCAGGATGTTGATTCCTTACAGCCCTGGGTATGTTGATACTTTGCTGTAGTTACTAAATAAAACTTTCGTCTGGATCAAATAGGTTAAGGAAAGTGAAATGATTGTCGTGTCATCCTTTGAAATAACGGAATCCGGAAGACGTTCCCAACCATGGGGTGCAACCGAAGGACATCAGTATAAAGCGGGGAAATACTATAATTTTAGAGAGCACCCCGAACTCATCACTACACATTTAGAAGACTTTGTAGAGCACGCAGACCAAATATCGGTACAAAATTTTTACGATTTTATTAGATGGATAAACGGTCCAGGAAGTGCCCTGGAAAGCACTGACTGTATGCTCTCTGGAGAACCTAAGGATGATCCATCAGCAGCCTTATTCAGGTGTACACATGGAATAACAGGCCGCTTCGAATTTTTCCTTCGACAGATAGAAATGAATGCAAACAAAGAAGCAATCATATGGGTTTACGATAAATTATCGATATACCTTCAGATAGAAAGGTCCGATTTTAGAAAAGGCTCCTTCCGCATCAGCCCCCTCATAACGGACTACATCACCCCCGACGGGAACAAGTTGACCGGGCACAGATTCTGTATCTATTTCCAGGCTTACGGGAATGGCATCCAAGATGCCTGGCTCTCGCTTGAAACAATGTTTGATAGTCTCGTGAAAACCACAAAACGGCTGAACTCTGAAATCATCAGTGGCCAGGCTGTACCGCTGTAAAAATAGCTGTTTATCCATAACATCTCTCCGGCCTCAGGGATGAGGCTTATTGCTGATCTTCTGCATAAATCCCGGCGGAGATAATCGCGCCGCCAATTTCCCGTTGCCCATAAAGCAGGGGAACGGGATTGCCAGATGCTGTCGTGTTAACGGGACCACCAAACGCATAGGAGGGTTTGTTATCAGGTTCCTGACGCATTCGCAGACCTGAGACCTGAGGGGAAAGCATTTGCACTACACCGCCAACGGCCATTGCAGCACCAACGGAAAACATGAGGTTACTTGCTGCGATACTAACTCCCGGCATCCATATCGCTGCGGCTACCAAAGCTGTTCCGAGCAATGCCTGGAAAATTCCAGCTCTTTTACTGCCCCTTATTACAGGGATTATTCTCAGCTCATCACCAGGACCCAGGAGCTCAAACTCTTCGTGCCCGATATTGCGACGATCCCGGAAAATAACAAAATCCAGTCCCTTTGCCCGAGCTTCACGCAGGTAAGCATCAAAGCCGTCAATAGTGTTAGAAAGCGCCCTGAAAACTTCGCTGGCGGACGTTAGTGCGCGGCGATGTGTCCTGCCAAATCGCTGAGCCATTGAGCCGCTGAGTTTGATAACGGTTTTTCTTTCCATTACATCAAATCCTTATAACGCAGAATTTTGATGGTACGGTCACGGTAATAGCCACCGTAGGGAATACGCTGGCTTAGCTGGCCATACATGTGATGCAGTAGCATGTTGCCATCAAGCAAAATCCCGGCATGGTTCGGGACGGTGGACTGAACCTGCATGATAACCATGTCACCTGGCTGAGCGGGACCGTCGTACTCACGAAAACCGCATTCCTGCCAGTTGTCCATATAGAGGTTTTCACCCTGCTCCCACCAGTGGCGATCTACGCTGTAGTTGGGCAGTTCAATGCCGTGTTCGATGCGGAAATAGTCCATGATGAGAGACCAGCAGTCTGCATATCCGAGAACAAACTGGCGCCCTGTGAGGGGTCGGTCTCCGCGAGGCATGACGGTGCGAATGTCGCCCTCCGGCCACGATGCAATAATCCACGGCAGTTCCGTGGCATCACACATCAGCATGTCGAGCTCGCTCGGTTGGGTTGTTGCCCCGTCGCCGGGGTGACTGTGGACGATCGCCACCACAGTTCCCTGCTCTTCGGCGGCCGCATAATCCTCATGATTGAGTTCAAATTGCTCAGTCGGCGATTCAGCCTGATTTTTGCAGGGGATGTACTTCTCAACCCGCCCCTTCTGGATAACCACACCACAGCATTCCTCAGGGAAGGACGCAGCGGCATGCGCCAGAATGGCGCTAACTGTTTTGTCGCGCATGATTATCCTCTCAGAAGTGAAGCCCCAGGGAACCCGCCATAATCCAGCTGCTCATTCTCTCCGAAACGAGGCTTACACCCGGTAGACAGCAGTCCGGAGCAAACATCCTGTGACGGATCATCTACGCGGTTACCGTCTTTATCGAACCAACCGTTTTGCCCGGCGTAGGTGCATCCGTTACCGGTTTTGTACCAGCCACGCATGCACCAGGTGCACATCGGCTGAATTTGCCGGGTAGGAATGAGCTGCCCGCGCAGATCGGCAGGGCTGGAAAGTTCAAACTCTACGGTTTCATCGTCTGAACCTGATTTGCGGTCGATGTAATAAACCTGTTTTCGCTCCTCACTGGGGTTCGCCGTCGGATTGCCGTCAGGGAAGTTTCTGGCGTCCAGGTAGTGGGCGAAGGTGTCATGGATAATCACCTTCGCTTTGGCCATACCCTGAAATCTTCGGCATAGCGCGCCAATCGTACCGCTGATGTTAGCGACGGTGAGAGACGGTCTTGAGCTCTGGCCGTCACTACTGACAGATATACCGGTCAGTTCATAAGGCCAGGCGCCATACTCTTCCCCCTGCCACCACACCGACTTCGGCTCGAGCTTCGACTCGTCGCCGTCTGCGGCGATGATTTCCGCCTCGGTATGTGGGATTGTCTCGTTGTGAAAGCGAAGAATACCGGCGCCGAACGCTGAACCGTCCACCTCAATCAGGCGGACGCGCTTACCCGGTTCCAGTTTCTGGACGTCAGATGAAATGCTCATGGATGGTATGCCTGTGTGAATGTACTGCTGAGGGTGTATTTCTTGTTGCCGTGGGTAGATATCTGGAAGGACTCCGCGCGCCATAAGCCTGAGGGCTCAAGCGGCGGTTTCCAGATAAATGACTTCCACCCGGCATGCCTGCTCAGAAAGCTTTTAATAGCCTGAATATAAGCCTCGTCGCCGGTAAAGCTCACGCTCCACTGAGGTGTTACCGGGTTGATGCCGTCCCCGGCCACCTGTGTATAGCCATCGCCAAACTGCGCCTTTCGGGTACGAAAACTTGTATCAACCTGAGAGGCAACCTTTGGGCACCAGCTGAAGGTTTCGACTGCCATGGTTAAACTCCCTTGATTAATCGCCACAGAGGCGAGCCCGGCATGCTGGCCTGTTCGTTAATGACACCAGTGATGGCATCCTTAAGCTGCCTGCCTGCTGCTCCGGCAGTACCCTGACTGGACGCCTGTGGAGAACCGCCCTGAATATTGATATCGCCGAAGTTAACTGAAGGCACGCCGCCAGAGACCTGCGGCATCCCTACTGCGCGAACAGCAAGATCACCATTAGGTGCCCGCGTAAGCGGCATAATGGCTTCCGGACCAGCCTCGGCAAAAACCCCTGCGCCTTTGGCAAAAGCAAACAGCTGAGGCGTCTGAAAAACGCCATTGCTGTAAGCGCTCAGGGAAGGAGAGTCGTAAACATTACCCTTCGCGTTAAAGGTGAAGTTCGCGCCAGCGTTCTGAATTGCAGTACCGCTGCTGGCGGTAGCGGCTGACGAGGCACCAAAACTGAACAGGGAGCCCATTGAACTGACGCCGTTAGCAACAGCCATATTGACCAGAACGTTCTGGATAATCTTCAGCACGCTGACGCCCCAGTCCTTCCAACTGTCAACGTTGCCATTGAGCATGTCGGTAATCGTGGTGACAGCGCCCCCCATAGCCTGCTTCATGCCGTCAGCGGCCATGGAAGAATAATCAGTAGCTTCGTCCACCCAGTTCGCATAACCCTCAGACAGTCCCGTCATCCAGTCGTCACGCTGCGCATCAGAAGCTGCGTAATATCCCTCCTGGTCGCGCAGGCGCTCTTCGAGATAGCGCTTATTGAGTGCCAGCCCCTGCTGATAGAACGTCTCGTCGATTTCACCAGCCTGGCGCTGGCGAAGAAGATCGGTATTCTTCTGCTCGAACTCCTTACGCAGGTTGAACTGCTCCTGAAGTCTTTCACGGAACCTGGTTCCCTGCCCGTATCCCAGCAGTTGCGCTTCATTGGCTGCGCGGGCGCTGGCGTTACTGTCGGCAAGGTTGGCTTCGTAATTTCGCAGTTGCTCACGTAATTTAACCTGGTCAATCAGCGCAGCATTCTGCAATACCGTCTTTTTCTGGGCTTCTGTCAGAGAAGCAAGTTCGCCCTGGCTGACCTGGTATTTAACCTTCGCCAGTTCAGTATTCTGGCCTTGCAGGGCAATCTGCTCTTTTTGCTGCTTGATAAGGCGCTTATATACATCCTCTGTTTTCTCGCCTTCGGTTTTACCACCCTTCGCCTTAGGTTTGTTGGCCTCATTATTCCGCCATTCAGCAAGACCGTTATTAATAAACTCCTGACGGGCTGTCTGGAATTGTGGGTCACTGGTTAATCCCAGATCATCGGCGGCATAACTCAGCCGTAAACGCTCTTTGCCCCCCCCCTTCCGGCGTGACAACTCCAGATCCCGCCGGCTCTTTTCGAGGGCATCGGTTTGCTTTTTGTCGAGGTCTGCCTGAGGAAGTCTGAGCGGGACGTTAGCGAGTCCTTGCCGAGCCATTAATAGCTGATTTCCCAGCCCCAGCAGGCGGTTTAATTCATCATGCTGCCCATTCATCAACAGGAGAGATTGGTAAGCCCTGTTTTGGTTAGCGGCCTCCTCTCGAATGAGTGTCACCCGCCGATGTTCAAGACCTTCAAGAACTTGCTGAATAGACGCGGATTTTTCCTGCATCTGAGCAAGCCTTTCTTGCTCAACAGATAACTGCTCTGTAGCCGTAGCCAGACCACGCGTAACGGTGTCCAACGATGTCAGGTGATTAATCATGAAACCACCGCTGGTCGTTGGGCCGGGATTACTGATCACTGACTGATAACCAGCTATCTGTTCTTTCAGGCCTTCAATCTTGCTCTTTTGTTCATCTATAAGCCGGTTCTGTTCATTCAATGCAGTGCGAGTTTTCTCTGCATTGTCTGAAGCTTCAGGCAGAGTCATCGCCTTCGACTTTTTGCTGACTTCATCTATTGTGCTGGCGTATTCCTGGGCGGATCGACGGGCCTGCTCTTGGTTTTGATACATTGCATACCAAGCACCAGCCCCTAACATTACCAAACCAGGAACTCCGCCGATGAGGCCAAGTGCGCCGCTCATAAGGCGAGTACCAACGGATGTCACACTGTTGAGGTTGTTCTGAGTGGAAATTCTATTTGCCAGATTTCTGTCTCTGGCTGCCTCCGCAGAAGCCAGTCTTCTTTCAGCAATAGCTTGGGCATCGGCATTTTTTGCAGCCACCAGCCCCGCCTGTGCACGCTCAAGCGCAGTTCTTGCCCTGACTTTTTCCGTAGCGGTGCCAGTTGCAAGAGCAGTAGTCAGCCTGGCTTGAGCTGCTGTAACCTTTGCTTCCGCTGCCGCAATTTTCTCTTGCTGAGCAGCTTGGACATCTGCGCTTCGTGAACGCTGAACAGCTTGCTGGGCTCGATAAACTTCAGCCCTTGAAGCTGCAACAGCAGACTGAGCCGCTTTATCCTGCGCAACAGCAAGTGCGACCTCTGACTTAGCCGCAGAAATTAGCGCGCCGGTTGCGCTCGTGGCGCTAGTTACTACTCCACTGAGATACCTTGCCAGCCCAACACCAACAAGCGCACCCGCCACTGTTGTGATCGTGGACATATTGTCTGCAACATCACTCAGTGCGCCACTTACTGCCGATGATGTAAATGAATCAAGCGTTTGGGCAACCCCGTCCAGGCCACCAGATAGCGCATCGGTAGCACCTGTAGCCTGGTTGACACCGCCAACCCATGCCATGAACGAGTTTGTGACTTTTTGCAGGGATCCGGAAACTGTTTGCGGCATGCTGGCAAACTCACCCTGTAATGAGCCCAGCTGGCTCATTAATGCAGGTACAACCTTATCAATCGTAAGTTGCCCCTGGTCAGCCATGCTCTTCAGGTCTTTTCTGGCCACGCCCATTCCGGCGGCAAGTGCGCGAATAACACGATCACCTGCTTCGTTAACGGCGTTGAATTCTTCACCACGAAGAACGCCTTGTGCGAGCGCCTGACTGAACTGAGTGATAACAGAACTCGCCTCCTGAGTGTTAGCCCCAGAAAGCTTAAGACCGGTAGAGACAGCTTCTGTAATTTTCAGAACTTCGTCAGAGCTATAACCGTACTCGCGCATTGAGGCAGCTGCGCGAGAAAAAAGGTTTGCGTTATCTGAAAATGCCGTGCCGGTTCTTTGGCTTATTTCCATTAACTGCCGCTGAGAGGCAGCAAAATCATCAGCAGAAGATGAGGCCTGCTTTAGACGAGCGTTTACTGAATTCCACTCATCGGCAATCTGAACAAGTTTACCTGTCGCAAAGGCAGCTGTAGCAGCGGCTGCTGCTCTCCCTACTGATGCAAATCCATCAGTCAAATCGGATAGAGCCCTTTCGCTCTCACGGGCGGCGGCGGCGGCCTGTCGTCCACCATTTTGCATGGTACGGTAATAGTCTTGCCCCATACGTGAGGCGCGGGAAATTTCCGTCTGGAATGACTGCGAGTTAGCGGAAATTTTGATTATTAATTCGCGTAAGGTTGCCATCACATTTCTCCAGGCGAAAAAAAACCCCGCCGGAGCGAGGTTTAATTTGTTGCTGCTGTGCCGGGTGCCTCCCGGTGAGTCCTCCAGTCAAAGAACTCGCGATCTCGTTTACGTTTCTCATCAGAGAAATTTGACTGTACGCCCATCCGCATAGGTGGATTCACAGCAGCAACATTATGCTAACTTAGGAGTTCGTATCTGACAAACTCATTTTGAACAAGTATTGGATTTGAAATTATTGGCTGCGACCCACTGCCAGTTAAACGGATAACCAGCTCGATACTGAGTTTGTTCAACCACCTTACGAATGCCATAAATTTGCACCGTTGTTTCTTGTCCGCCAACCATGGCCACACCAGAACAAATAGGGTCCTGTTTATCAAGCAGGCCGGCACAACCTGAAAGCACGCTAGAGATACCCAGGGCCAAAATAAATCGTTTCATTGCACATCCTCTTAGTTTTTTCTCAGATTAACAGCAATTTATTTTGGATTAAACTCGTGTTAAAGCAGGCTCGGGATTGTAATCACCAAATTTCTTTAGCCAGAGAGTAAAAAGAATGTTCTTACTGTGTCGCAGCTGTAAGTGCAGCCTCAAGTCCTGCAAACGGGTCTTTTGGTGCTGATTGCTCGTCACCACCCCAGCGCAGGATCGCATCGTCCAGCGGTACTTTTGCCCCCTGTGATCCGTAGATGGCAGAGACGAGCTGGGCGGCCTGAATGTCCCCGCGAATATCGCCAACCGGACTTTGCCTGTCGTACTCAATCCACATCAGAAGCTCGCTTGCCGTCATGTTCTGCCGAAGTTCTGATAGCGTGCGCCCCATCCGGAGCGCAAGCGACATCAGAAACTTTACGCCGGGGGTTGAGACTTTTCCCGCGCTTCGTCCGCGTTGTTGATCAGGTCAAGCGCCTGTTTTAGCAGGCGTGAATGGACGGGGCCGTAGATTTCACGCACCTGCTCTTCTTCATCTACGCTGAATACCGGTTGCTTATCGGTGTCACACAGAACGTCAATGAAGAGCACAACGTCAGCGCAAAGATTACGGTGTGCCTTTTCCGATACTGACACATTTTCATCATCAGCACCCGCTTTCACCACTTCCTGCCAGCGCAGCCAGGCTTCACCTGACGGCTCACGGAGAACCACTTTGACGCCTTCCCACTCAGGAACGGCGACCGTCTTATGACGAAATCCCGACATCTTAGCCAGGGCGAGATTTTTAATATTCTTCATGAGACCTCTCAGGAGCCAGACTCGATGTTTTCAGGCTTACCTTTCAGGCGCAGGGAGAACGTTGCCGCCACTACGCCGTTGGTACCGGAAGACCAGGTGTGCTGGCGGATTTCAGCCAGGAACTTAAAGCCCTTGCCGGACGGGAAGATAACCTGGAAAGCGTAGGTCGTATCGTTGTCATACGCTTCACGCAAGGCGTCCTGCGCCGGATTCTTGTAGAAGTTACCGGATAGAGAGATTTCTGACGGAGAAGGCAGGCCGTTGATGTTCTCCTGCTCGGTAGAGCAAAGCGTTGTTACGTCGATATCCTGCTTCTGACCACCGGTGAACTGAATTTCTTTGATGGTGCAACTCAGATCGAGGAAGGTTGCGGAATCCATCGTTTCTTTGGTGGCTGGCAGAGAGGAAATAAGGATCTTCGTCAGCTGCGATTTTTCATAAAGTGCAGACATAGCTGTCTCCTGGAAAAAGAAAACCCGCCATCAGGCGGGTTCGTTGGGTGAATTAATTGTCAGGGGGTAACCCTGAAATCGAGGGTCATGCGGTAGAGTCGTCGATGGGGCTCGTATCCGGGGAGCCTGGCGACCTCCGTCGGGTTTAGTGGCCGTAGCGCCACTAGAGCATCTTCCACGAGCGCGCGCGCCTCTTTGATGGAGGTTGAGTAAGCATCTACCTGAATGGAAACCCTGCTCTCTGCCTGGCCACACAGCACGTCAGCGGAAACATCATCGACGATGGAAAAAATAATCCAGGGTGGCGAGACAGACGGCTTTCCGTCACTACCTAATGGTGCAACGTAGGGATATACCCGTCCTTGCGCCAGGGGAGAAAGCAAGGCGTAGATATCATCTTCATTCACTTGCTCAATACCTCATCAATAGCCTGATTCATTCTGGCAATAGCGACGCTGGCGGCCTCTTCCTCGCGCGTATCGTAAGCGGGTCGCACAAAAGGATGCGCAGGCATGTTGGCCGTTCCCAGCTCCACAAAGCGCCAGTAAAAGGCGTTTCTCGGGTTATTCGCCTTCATCGTGTTATCGCTGTTGCCGGTGCGCGGGTTAACGCCACGAATATGGACGCCGGAAGAAATTTCCCCGCGGCGGCGGCTTTTTTGGGTCACCACCACCACGTTTTTTTTCAGTTTCCCGGTGCGCACTGGTGCGCGTGCGATTACTTCTTCCTTAAGCACTTCGGCACCGGCGCGCGTAGCATCACGCAGGACCTTGTTGTTTTCAGCGCGGCTAAGCGCCTCCAGGTCCTTTGCGATATCATTTAACCCAGAAAAATCGAGGCTCGTGTCTATCATTTTTCGATCCCCTGCTTACAAAGAATTTCGAGCTGAATGCCGCGAGAATCAGGTATCGGCGGACCAATGATATTTAAAATGACACCCTTGAACGGGCCAGTCACAACCCTGAGTCTTGACGCAGCAGTTATATCGTTACGAAATCGAGTCCATACCCTGATAGTGGCTACAGCCGTTTCTGCACCTGCCGCTACAAGCTCACGCCCGCTGATACCTTTAACTTCTGCCCATGTAGTCGCGCCGTCATGCCATGTTTCAACAGGCTGACCAGAAGGGTCTCTGGATGTTGTGATGTTCTGAATTACCACCCTGTCTCTCAGTCTTCCGGCCTGCATACCCCCTCCTACAATCCATAAATACGGTATGGCTGCAATAGCGCTTCCACAGCAAAAGGTACGGCTGAAGTTATGTTCCCGATGTTTACCGCTTCCCTGTTTGCATACCAGTGACCGATAAGCAGTAGCATGGCTGCCTTCACATCATCATTGAGCAGTATCGGGTCCGGGTCGTCAGCGTAGCCAGGGCTGCTTTCCTTTTCATAGAGCGTTCGGCGTGTCCATGTCTGGACGTACCGGGCCGCCGCACCTGTGTAAATCTCCAGCAGAGCATCATCACCCGTAAAGTCGGTATCAATGCGGCAATGCTGTTTCACCACATTCTGATCAAGCATTTGTTTGCCCCGAAAAAAAGCGGCCCGAAGGCCGCAATAGTTATCAGCTACCCGCGCCGGTGCTGAATGAACCGTAAACGAACGCCTCAGGGCGTTTCACAGCCAGCGCCAGACGTTCTTCGCAGCGAATGGAGATCATGTTTTTCTCGAAGTCGTCGGCGTTTTCGGTGGAGATAACCACGTTGGCATCTTCACGATCGAACAGTTGAGCTGCGGCATTGAATGCGCCTGTCAGGAATTTGCCCTGGAAAGCTGCTGCCTCAGTTGCTACCACCGGAAGCCCCCAAAGCGTAGGGCCAGTCAGAGATGCCGGGTTAGCCAGGATATAGCGGCCCAGACTGTCTTTCGTGAGCTCAATTTTCGCCCAGTCGATGAAGTGCAGAACGTGGCCAGATGCAGGGAAACGAGCCAGTTGAGCCTGAAGCATTGCCAGGCGCAGATCATCAATCCCGTTCTGGCTCTCAACAGAAAATGCCGGGTCGAATGCTGAGGCCTGAGGAACGATGCCGTGCAGGTGCACACCAGTTCCGTCGCCGAACAAGATTTCCTGTTCCTCAACATATTTCAGGCCGTAACGCATCTCAGCGTCAACCGTAGACTGGAGTTGAGCGAAATCGTCAAGGATCTGCTTGGATGCCTTAAACATGTGCGCGATGGTTGTCACCGGCGTGATTTTAGTTGCGAATTCAATATCGCTGTAAGGTTTGGCAGTCCCCTCTGCAACGACTTTCGCTGCATTGGTAAAGCCCGTTTGCTGCACCCAGAAAATAGCCGGTGAAGATGTGCGGCCAGGCGCAATCAGATCACGAATGAAGAGACGCTGTTTTGGTGCGGTGTCGATGCCAGGCAGTCGCTGTGGTTCAACCACGCCATCTGCAACATCTGTAGAAAGCAAGGCCGCGTGAACTGGGACGCTTACGCGCTTATTGCCTTCAACGCTCGCGGCAAAGGCCTTCAGCGCCTCGCTATTAATCACCACCTGTCCAACAGTTTCGGTAACTTTAGCAGCGTTGTTCAATGGCATTTGGGCAACATGCTGTTCCAGCTCACCAAGGCTGGCCTTAAGGGTTTTTTCAGCTTCCTTAAGAGCGTTGAGCTCTGTCGCCATTTTATCTACAACATCTTTGGTCTGAGCTGAGAGCTGACCATTCTTTTTCGCTTCGGTCAGTGCCTCTTCTGCTTTCGCGTTGAATTTGCTGGTTGCATCTTCAATGCTGGCAGTGACTTTTTTCAGAATTTCGTTTACTTCAGACATAAATGGTCCTTATTTGACTAACGCCGCAAGAGCGCTTTCAAGTGAATTGATGGTTTCAGGTTTGATATCTTCGGCAGCGCCCGGCGTACCGTCGTTGGTGGTGACAGCGCCAGGCATGCCACCGGATAAGGCTTTAATGAGTTTTCTGCGCTCAGAGCGCGGGGTGTTGGTTTTAGCCAGCAGCGCATCAAGTTTGCGAAGCGCGGCCGCAGGTGATTCATCGCCATCACTGACCGCATCAGCAGAAAGCAGGCTGTCTGCCAGTCCCTTCGCCACAGCGTCACTGCCACCGATATAACTCTCGGCGTCCATCAGTTTCTGAACAGCTGCCATATCAAGGCCGGAACGCGCCGCGTAGATGTCTGCCATAGCGTTATCGAAGGGCTCCAGAGACTGTGACAGTTCCGCAAAGTCATGGCGGTTACCCATCGCGTAGACCCAGCAGTTGTGGATCATCATGAAGGCACCACGACCGATCTGAATATCATCCCCGGCCATCGCAATGACCGAGGCGGCGCTGGCGGCAATACCGAGCACCTTCACCGTCACACGGCCTTCGTATTCACGCAGAAGGTTGTAGATGGCCAGGCCTTCAAACATGTCACCGCCAGGGGAGTTGATATTGACCGTGACGTCGGCGCCATTCATCGCCCGTAGCGCACCGGCGATACGTTTGGCTGTTACGCCTTCACCCCAGTAGTCCTGCCCGATCACATCAAAAACAGAAATACTGTTGTCGTCGGTGGCCGCAGCTTTGATCCCGCCATCCCAGCGGTCCAGTGCGGACGGTAATGTTTCACAGGTAAGGCGCGCGCAGGGGCGACCCGCCGGTGCTACCGGAAGTTGTTTTTTGCTCATCAGGAAAGTGCTCCTAAGCGGCCTGTTTCAGCGGAGATTGTTCAAAGGAAATGTCAGGGAATATGTGGTTATGCAGCTCTCTCAGGGCCAGAGCCTGAACAGCAGGATTGCTGCTTTCGAGATTTTTCAGTTGCGTCAGGTTGAGCTGAACGGTGTAAATGTCACCCCCTTCAATCGGTGGCATATTTTCAAGACGGCGCACGTCATTACGGGACATCCACCCATTCTGGAGCGCACTGGTATAGTACGCAGCACGGCCCGCGCTGTCGGCGCGCAGCAGTCCTTCTACGGAGAACTCCGCGAAAACCTCATCATCGCTGTCCAGCAGGCACCGTCCAATTTCCTGTTCGATGTTCACCAGCAGGGGTCGCAGGGTGTGCGTCAGGAACTGGAGGTTCATGCCCTCCAGACTGGATGCCCAGCTACTTTGCTTCGTGGTGTGACCGACCATGAAAGGCGGAACGCGAAACCAGCGGCAGATCTCCTCAATGCTAAAGGCGCGGCTTTCGAGCATCTGAGCATCTTCCGGGTTCATGGTTACGCCCTGGTACGTCAAGCCTCCCTCAAGCACCATGATTTTCCCGGCGTTTTTTGAGCCTGTAAACGCCGCCATGTAACCGCGAAGTTTTTCACGTTGAGTATCATCCAGGGCTTTATCAGAAGAGAGAAACCCTGAACTTTGCAGGCCCTGTTCGAATATCTTCGCCGCGGACTCTTCAACCGCCATTGCAGAACCAATCACATCCCGGCCTGTTTTCATCGGCATCATGCCGCAAACACCGTCAAGACCGAACCCGCGAATGTGCATGATGTTTTTGACGGGAATGACTCTCTCGTTACCGTTTTCAGTGTATTTGTATTCCAGCGCCCCGGTCGTGAGACGTTTAACCACCATGTTCTGCGGCAGCAAAGGCACCAGCGAAACCAGGCGGTTTGCGATGAATTTCTTCTCAATGAAGGCGTTCCCGCGCAGGCAAATACTGGCGACCACCATCAACATAAAGCGTGATGGTGTCATTTCTGAATTGGGTCGGCGGCACAGTATCGAATAGGCCGGATGATCGGTTGCCGCTTTACGCGAACCGTCAGGCTGTCGAACGTATATTTTCAGCGGAAGGGTTGAAATAGACTCGCTTAACAGTCTTACGCATGCCCACACAGCCGATAGCTGGATGGCTTTATCGGCCGTTACCACCTTTCCGCTGCTGCTGGTACCAAACCATTCCTCCCAGAACGTGCCGGTAGTCAGGCTGATAGGCACACCAAGCCAGTTAAGCAGAGCACTTTTAACCCTGCCTGGCCGTTTGTTTTTTTTCATCAGAAACCTACCATGATGGGATTATTGAAGAATCCGGAGAGATCCTGCTGGTCGTTGCCACCGTTAACCAGAACGCGGCTCATTGCTGTGAACAAGGCCGCAGGGCCATCAATTTTGGCCTCTGGTGTGGACTTATTCGGGAAAATGTTCTCGTTCCGGTCAGGTTTGACGGTTACGTTGGACATCATCCAGTTCATCACCGGGTGATCGCTGTGATGGAAGCGGCCACCGTATACCAGCGCTTCGACCTCTTTCATCGCCTCAGAGAAATTACGAACCGTCTGCGGAACTTCCACCAGCGGCAACCCTTCTTCTGCCAGCGCAAGGCTGAACTGCGTCGCACTCCACGGGTCGAAGGCAATTTCTTTCAGGCTCTCGCCAGCTACCCACAGCTGTAGCTCTTCCTTAATCTGAGCATGGTCGATTACATCCCCGTCGGTAAGGATCAGCTTGTCCATCCCGGCCCACTTACGATAGAGCTCTGCCATCTGGCGTGAACATTTCTCAAGGCGTCCTTCCGGTAGCCAGAATTTGAAATCCGCATGAACGTGGCCATCTGGCGCGCGCCAGACTTTAGCGGCCGCACAGATATCAATTTTGTTTGACAGGTCAACGCCCACCCAGGAGGGATAGGTTTTAAGTTCGTGCTGCGGGGCGATAAACTCGCATCTCTCCCATTTCATCATGTCCATCCAGGCTGACTCAGCGGTAACCCAGATATTCATGTGCTTGGTGAAAAAGTTAATTCTGGCCGAAACCTGCTCTTTCGCCTTTTTAGCCAGGCGGCGCAGGTCATCCCAGCGCTTACAGATACCCAGCCCCGGATTCGCCTTCTGCCAGACTTTTTCATCAAAGGGATCGTCACCTTCATCTAAGGTGTAGATGATGGCAAAAAACGTATCGTCCTTTACCAGCCCACGCAGCACCTTGATGGCGTAATCACGCAATTCGTAGCAGATGCCTTCTTTGTTGAAACCAGCGGTGGTGATACCGAAAAGCAGCGATTGCAGACGAGCGCCGGTTGCCGTCTCCAGAACGTCCCAGACGTCACGGGTTTTGTGAGCATGCAGCTCGTCGACGATGGCACAGTGGATGTTCAGGCCGTCGAGGTTGTTCGCATCTGATGATAAAGGCTCGAATTTGGAGGCCGTTTGCTCCTGGTAGATAGCGAGCTTGTTGAATTCGAAGATCCGCCCAAGCGTGGCTTTCGCCTTCTTGACCATATTTTTCGCGTCTTCAAAAACAATTCGTGCCTGGTCACGGGTGGTTGCAGCGGAATAAACCTCCGCACCGCCCTCGCCGTCGGCACCAGCCATATAAAGCCCCACGCCGGAGCAAAGTGTTGATTTGGCATTTTTACGGGCCACCTCAACATCTGCTGTACGGAAGCGCCGGACCATTACTGGACGACCGCTGCCGTCGTTACGCAGGACGGTTTCTCCCGTTTCTTCGTTAACCAGCGGGATAACGAAACCAAAAATATTAATCAGGATGAAAACGTGCCAGTCCATCAGCTCAATAGGCTGTCCTGCCAGCGCGCCTTTTACGTGAGGCACAAAATTATAGAAATTCAGAATGTGCTGTGCGCGCGGCTCACTGAAGAAAATACCGCGCTCTTCGCCATGTGCCAGATCGTCAAGAAAACGCTGACAGGCAAGGCGCACATACTCACAGGCAATAATTTCCCCAGCCACCACCCTCTCGGCGTAGCGGATGCCTTCTGCAACCTTAGCCATTAATCCCTCGCTTTCATAAACTCGGCCAGCGGGTCAACCGCATCAGGACCTTTTGCATTCACTTTCGTGCGGCTGGCTGGCGTCATGCCGAACTCACCAAGCATGGCACGCAGACGTTTCCAGGCATCAGCTTTCATGATGGCGGCGGGGTGAGCCTTGATCAGTACATCCCCGCTCTGCGTTTCGGTCCGGTAGGTGTAGCCCTCAACTTCAAGCGTGTCGCAGTGATGCCGGTATTCGGTATAAGCCTCAACCAGCAGCTCAAGGGCTCTGGCGTCCAGCTGAGACATCACACCGATAGCATCAAGCTCGTCGGCCATCCGTTTAAACCAGTATTTCCCCTGCTTATCGAAATGCTTCGGCGTTGGGGGTACCCCTGAAGGGGGTTTTGGTTCGTTCTCATTGATCGGGCGTTTTGATGGGTTACCCCTCACCAAACGTAGATGGGTCGGGGTTTTCGGTGGTCCAGACATAATCGAAAACTCCTATTAATCATCGAATGGGGGACCCCATAAAAAAGTTTTCTAACCTGCGGCGATGTGAAAAGAGGTTAGGCGGCGGTCCTTTGGCGCGTCGTTCCTGAACTTTCAACCCGCCCTCCCCCTCGGTCGATTCAAATGAGAATGGATGTCATTTGAGTCTTTCGACCGCTGTCTTCGCCCTGTGGCAAGGCTTGCAGAGGCTTTCGAGGTTGGACAGGTCATCGGTCCCCCCATTTGCTTTGGCGGTGATGTGGTCCACCGTCTCAGCAGGTGTATACCTTCCATTTCGCAGGCATTCCTGACAAAGGTGTTTGTCTCTGTCGAGAACGATTGGGCGCAGCCTGTCCCATTTGCTGCCATAGCCTCGCTGATGTCTGCTCTGTCCTCGCTGATGCTGCTGCCAGCCTTCGTTAAGGTGCTGGGGACAATAGCCTGAGCGGTCAGTGGTTGTGCCAGGGCAGCCACGCTTGCGGCATGCTCTCGGTATTAACGCAGGCATCAAGCTAACCTCCACGCCCGGCGGCGTTCTGTGCGTGGCGCTGAGTCAGGGTGACGCTCAACCGGTTCGCCGTCAGCATGGTCCACCAGCGAGTAACACGGATAGACCACTGCGCCGCCATAAGCATCACCCACTGCATAGTCGGCTGGCTTACTGCTATCCCATCGAGACAACACGCGGTTGATATGTTGCGAAGGTACGCTATAGCACACCCCGTGTATCAGTCGCGGCAGCGTGATGTAGTCAGCCTGAGCCTTATCAGCAACAATCAGCCGTTCGGCTATCTGCATCTGATACTGAGGCGGGCGGCCGGTACCGAGATAAAAGCTCAGCATGTCGTCAGGAAAGCGGGTCAGCCAGTCGACCACCAACTCTGCAAAACAAGGAACGGGCATCGCATCGTCTTCCAGCACGACCACCCGGCACGGTTGCTCAGCAGCCCATTCAAGCGTGCGTCGATGATTCCAGTTTGCACCGTGGTTACCGTCATCAATCAGCAGATGAGCACCCAGCAGTACAGCAAGACGTTGTGCTTGTCCTGTGCGAGAGACATGGCCGACCACCACAAACTTAATATCTGTCTGCATCATTATGGGTAAACACCTCATTACGGGCTCGTCGTGCAACCTCAGCAGCTTCATGCTTACAGTCAAAGTAACCAAGGTGATGCCGGGTACCATGCTCTTTATAGTGAGCACACCATTTCTTCATATCCCGATTCCAAGTAACGCCACGAAATCCTGACGCAGAGGAGTGACGTTGCCTGTTTTCAGCGTTTTGTTTTGGTGTTGCTATTCGAAGATGTTTTGGGTTGACGCAAAGAGTGTTATGGCAGGTATGGTCAATCAAATATCCGTCTGGGATAGGTCCGTTGCTAAGTTCCCATGAAGCTCTGTGTGCAAGAATCATTTTTCCAGGCCCGCCAGCAGTAACTCCAGCTTTCAAATGCCCGTAAAATAAATACCTCCCACCGCCTATAGGACTCTTTCTCTTAGCCGCATTCCAGATCCAGCATTCATCTGGAGAAGCAACAACGACCTTTTCCCAGAATCTTTCACTGAAAGTTCTGGTCTTTTTCATATCAGCCTATTTGTGTTTAAACCAGGCGCATTCTTTGCCAATACCATCAGTCTTAAAAACTGTGTGGATGCGCGGGCCGGTGACAATGCGATCGCCAAACGATTTAGCAACAATGCCAAAAGCGATCATATCCCCCACCGCAGCGACAGCCTGTTCTTTCTTCCAGAACCGATAACTTTCGATCCTGTAGTAAAGACGGATGATGCCGTGAGCGAACGCCATCACATCAGCGCGGGAACCACCCAGCAGCCCAGCGTTAAGCATCACATCGTTGCGGTGCTCTTCAATAAACTCCTGATAGATGCGCTCCGGATGATTCTGCTTTGCCCAAGTGTCGGCGTAGGTCTTTGGTTCTGAACCGACGTACACCTTTCCGGGTTCCATTTCTTCCCACGGCGCGCGAAGCATTTCGACATCGGTACCATCTGTACACCAGACGAACCGGTATTCAGGGTGTTCTCGCAGGTGCTGCCAGATGTGCAGCCAGCGACGGAAGTAGACATTCATCTTCACGTCAGGTACGAGATACAGCTCAACATCGGCCGGGGCCGTCAGTAATTCATCCACCAGCGCTATACGCCCACACTGGCGAAGCGAGGCCGCCCATTTGCTCAGCAGGTCAGGCGAGGCCGTCATTTTCGTACCGCGCTGCGGGTCAGGCTGACTGGTAAGCAGCGTTGTGATAACCACGTCGCGCTGCTGGCGGTATTCAACGTAACCAGTAAACCCGGCATCACGCCGTTCGTTGTGAATCTTCACGTTACGTTCCACCAGCGCCTGTCGGTCGGGACGCGGTACCGAACGCTCTACGGCTTCATGCTCATCGAGAGAATGGATCAGCTTTTCAGAGCCGACAACATCACCGTAAGCCCACGTCGTCAGGCCAGCATTATGGATGCGCAGGGCGAGGTCGCTGTGTTCGTACATGCCGCGACCGTAAACCGGATCGAAACCGCCAACCTTCTCGATAGCGCTGCGGTGGTAATAAAGCATCACGCCGCGCTGCCCGGTATACGCCACATGCTGATCGTCACGGTAAAGCACTGAAAGGTCATTGAGCTTATTCTGGCCAGCAAGATCGAGGAACTGGTAAGCCAGGTGTGGCTCGGGTGATTCGATGTAGGGAAGATGCCAGTTATCAGATATGGGATAAGCATCATCATCCCATAAAAACAGATGCTCGCACCCGGCATCCATCAGGGCTGACAGGCTGGCGTTCTTCGAAGCGACAATGCCGAGTGATGTTTCATGGCGAAGTAGCTGCACGCCGTCAGGCACTACTGCGGCAGGTTTTGAACCATCATCGACTACCACCACCAGCGCGCCGGCTGGCAGATGTTTAATGTGCTGCTCAATGGCGCGGTTTAAAACGTCTGGCCGGTTGTGGGTAGTGATGGCAATGCCAATCCGTGACGCTGAAGCGCAGGCAGGCACATACGGGACACCATCAATAGTGACCTGCATAATTTCTCCATCGGGGTTTATTGGCGTTGGATAATTACTCGCCCGTAAAAAGATTGCCGCTTTACTTCGCCGTTCTCTGCCGTAATGTATCCGCGCTCATCGGTTACGGCGGCAATTACCTCGCCTTTTTCGTCATCAGCAGTGAGTACGTGCTTAACTTCAACGCCATCGATATAGACTTTATATCGTTCCCGAGCGAGATTAATTTTCCGCCCCGGATCGTCATCCAATACAGTGATACGCATACATCCTCCCTCAGAGTCCACTCGACCGTGTATTCCAGAGGATGCCGCCTGGCTTGAGCGCATTGCGAAGAGCGTCGTTCACCGCTTCGTGCATCGCCTGTTGCAAGCCAACTACTGAAGCTGTTTGCGCATCAATCTTTGCCTGGAGGGCTGCGAACAAATCGCTTTCGCGTACGGCGGAGATAATGGCTTCGCACATCTCATCATTGAGGCTGGTTTTGGTGGCATTATTACCATCAGCGGGATTAGCCTTATCATGACTAATTGCTCTAGGGAAGCCACCAAAAGACAAACCAACATTGAATGTCGTCTTTTCATTATTGCTGGCTGATTGAGCGGCTTCATGCACCTTATAGCGATCGGCCAGAAACTCAACCTTGCTATTCTCACCTTCAACACCGAGGGTCATGCCAGCTTCGTGCGGCTTGCCTTTGCCGGCGACGTTTAATTTAACGCTGTAGCTCTTAGACAATACGGCATCGTCGATCTTCGCATCGTTAATGAACACCTGGCCGTTATTAATAATCAGCGTCCCGTTCTTTTCGAAAGACCAGCCATCTTTCAGGACTTTGAATGCATCGCTGTTACGGATTTTGTCATCCAGTTTGTCAACGGCCTGTTGTGCGCCTGATGTGTCCAGCTCAACACGAAGCTTCATTGTGCGTACCAATGGTACGCATGAGTCATCAGGTACAGATGGCCCTTTATCATCCACTGGCGCTTGCGGACGCTTATTTACCGTGACAGAGGAGGGAAAGTACTCTGGGATACCATTCACCTCACGGCGTGCGCCCCACGCATCATATTTTGCCGTGCCAGCCGCGCTTTGTAGTTCGATTCCTTCATCGGTTTCGATAACGTGAAGGCTACGCATTGCATCTTTTAGGCTTAAAGTTTTTTTCATGTTTACTACCCTTTTAGACGTGAGCCTGTCGCACGGCAAAGCCGCCGAAAGTTAACGGTTTGCCCAGGCTCACAGCTGAAAGACTTTCTTTGGTGTGCGCGTGCGATGCGCAATAAAAAAGCCATAACAATTCAATTATGGCTTTTTTGCTAATAAGCAAGGCTAATCCTAAATGTTAATTTTCACCTAGTTTTTTACTTCTCAAGTATGCCTTCTCTGGTAGCGTTAGTGAGATATGCCAGTTTAGGATCGCCGTCTTTAAGAACATTTTGAAGTTGAGGCCTAATTTTTATAAAGCCACCTAACAAGTTGACAACCGACTCAATACCAATTATTTCAAGCGGCTTTTGTGAACTTAAGGCTTCAAGAGCCTTTAAACCTCCATTCACTATCTGATTCAAATCAAATTCAAAAGCAGTAGAAAGATTAAATTTTATCGGACTTCTCCAACCTTGTCCGTTTAACTTATTAAGATCGTCAAGAGATGCCCTCAGGCCTGAAAGAGCTTTGGCTCTTTGTAAATTAAAGTCGCCAGAATTTAACACTTCAAAATAAAGCTCATCAAGATAACCATGTAGTGCTTGAAGTTCGTCGCTACGCCTTTCTTTAAATTCTAGTATCTCTTGTAGAGGTGTATCTTTTGGTGGAACTGGTAAAAGTTCAGCTAACTCGAATCTCACAACTTCTTTTTGTTGTGCAGCTTCCTGATGAATTGAAACTTCGTTATTAAAAAAATGCATACGCCAATCAACTTCGCGCTCATTTTTTCTCATCATATTTAAAGCTTCTACATGGGTAAAAGCATGAAATTCTGTCATCCTAGCACCATCCATACGCCCTTGTTGGGTAAACCTTGGTCGGTAAAGGACTCCACAATTTTCCAGTTCCTCTTCATTTGCTAAACTAATATGGATAAAATTATTAGTTGGAGAAACAAGTTTATCCCAGTACAACATCAAATAATTAAGTTCTTCTGTAGAAATACCTCTACCCGTAGTGAATCCTTTTCCACCATTAACTTTCAGAAGCTCGCGTACCGTGAAAACAACACCTCTTTTCATAGCCATTCCCCAGCGATATTTCGTGGGGGTCAATTTAGCATTTTTACGCAGATACAGCTAATGAAGACCACACTCTCGCAGTGGGCTCGCTCATGCCATTGAGTTGCTGTCGCTTCATCGCCGCTTATAACCGGTGCGCGTCTGGCGTTCGCGCTGCTTTACCGGAGCATGTCCCCTTATTTACCCTCACAACGGTCTGCTATACCTGCTCGCCATTACGCGACTCGGGGCATCATCATGACTGCTGCATTACCTTTCGGCTGCGGTCTTCCCGCTTTGCTACTTCAAATCGGCTTTCTCCTTCTGGCAGCTCCCCTGCCACGCTTTGTTATGCGCCAGGATGTCTTTCTTCGTTTGGCGGTCAAGAACGTCGATATCGTGATCCGTCAGGTAGATTGGCTTTACCCAGTCGCAAGCAGTGTCCACTACCTCAACCTTTACGGTTCCAGTTTGTGCGCAGCTCGCGATCAACATCGTCGCCAGGCATATGGTTAACAGTCTGCTGTACATTGCTGGCCTCTTTCGTTGCTTCAACCCGGCGCTCTGCAACTGCTTCAGTGGCGGCAGCCTTCTCTTCAGTGCGTTGCTTATCGGCTTTAGCTTCCGCTTTGCTGGTGCCGCGGATATGGCCCAGGCCAAAAGCGCCGGCAATGGCGGAAATCACCAGTGCGGCCAACCCTATTATCGTTTCGATACCCACATTCACCTCACACCAGAACGGATTTCGCCAGGTTGAACAGCGCGCGGCGTTTATCCAACCCGTTTTTGCCGCCATTGATAAGAAGCGTCACGCGCTCCACGTCGCCGGAATGAAGCAGGCAACCGCGAGACGAATAGAACCATGCAGCTGAGCGCGCGGCGTATTCATCCTGTTCAAGCAGCTCCGGGTGGGTAACAAGGTCCAGTTTCAACGCGTGGCCACAACTGCGATAGTTGCTCAGCCCGGTAACCTGTTTCAGCCCGCGACCGCGATATTTCCAGCCATCACCAGCGACCTGATTGCCAAGGTGTTCTTTTCCCCACTCACCGCCATAAACCAGATTGGCGATCGCTTTCTGGTTTGCCGATTGAGTTGCCGTTCTGCCAAGTGCAGCGGCCTGCTGTTGAGTGATGCGGTGGCTGCCGAACGTAGGGACCAGGTTTTCTGCCGCATAATTAAGATTTTCCACCACACGGGTAAATCTGGTGCTTTCATGCCCCATCTGGGCAATAAACATCGCCTGATCAAGTGGTGCGGTGATGCCGTATTCCTTCATGGCGGCGTCGATATGCGGAAACCAGCGTGCAGCTAACCCGGCGCTGATACCAGCCGCCTTCTGAAATTGTGATTGGTTCATTATTGCCTCAGTGCATCAACCAGGCGCGCCACGTTTCCCCGAGCCCAGAGAACGGCGGCGCATATCAGGACGTTCACCAGCACCACGAACCAGTGCGATTCATGGTACAGGCCGAACAGGTAACGGAAAGGGACGCTGGCGTATACCAGTACCGTGAAATAAGCCATCAGCGATATCAGAGGGCGATGTCTCGCCCCGCCGCGCTGGTAGAACATCAGTGCAATAACGATAACAGCAGAGATAATTGCGTTTGCCATCGCACTCGGATCACTTGTTACCATTGCTGGGCCCTCCACCACGTAAACGCGAGAGAATTCCAAACAGGCTACCAAAATCCTGACTGTTGACGAACGTCAGCAGCTTAATAGCAATAGCGGCTACGATTACCGCGCCCAGCGCATCAAGTGGCCTGTCGCTATACCCCGTCCATTTGGAGAAGTAAGAGCCAAGCAGTGGCGCGCCAATGACGCCGAAGATGAAAGAGGTGATGAAGTAGCCCACCAGCTTAAGGCGGCTGATATTAACCGCCGTAGCGACGTAGAACACTGCACCAGCGAATGCGCCAAACACCACACCGTAATCTATGCCGGTTGCCAGGCCGAACATGCTGGCTCCCATCAGACCACCAGCCGCTACCGTAGTGCCAGAAACAGGATCGGACATTTAGCCCCCTCTTATTGCCGTGAGTCCTCTCAGAACGAGGGGAAACAAAAAAGGCCGCCCGGAGGCAGCCCTTAAAATAAAAAACCCGCAGCAGTGGCGGGTTTATGTTTTGATTTGTTGCTCAGTACGCTTTACTGTCCCGAGCCTAGCACAATTTAAGCACTTTCTTGCTCACTCCGCAACTTAAATTTGTCGCTATTTGTGCCGAATGCGTCACAAAGTGGTGCGTAAAGGATCGATTCTGCAAGACTGACCCATGTATCAATGCGACGGCGGCACGTGATGAGGGTCCAGTCGGGGTGTTTTGAATTAAGCTCTTTAGCCATCTGGAGTTTGCTCTTGCGCAGACGATGACGATCAACAATCACGCCATACAACCCTCGGTATTCTTCATTCATAAGCACTGCGGCAATAACGCCGTCAATCTTTAGCCCCTCCTCGTCTGAGCAGAACGCCAGGCCAGTTTTGTTTTTACTGTCGAGAATTTCACGCAGGTATGCTTCCAGCTCGGGTTTGGTTATGCCGGATTTCTTCATGCGGCGCAGCGCATCGTTGATGGCGGATTTGGTTATTTTCCCGGATGCCAGAAGCTGGTTAAACATGTTTCCGCCCGAGCCACCACCGATATAAGACCAGCGGCCCCACATGCGGAGCTTTCCCTGTACCCAGATACTTTCGAGAGTGCGAAGGCGAACCAACTCGCCGGATTTGCCTACTTCTGAAGGATTGATCATTTGCGTCTCCACTTACGCCAGTACGCCTATTGCCAGCGCACGATCTAAAAACCGAAACAGCAGCGTTAACTGGTCGCCGTATTTCGCTTCAAATGCCACGGGATCAGCGTGTAACTCGTCGTGATGCGCTCTGCACAGCGGTATCACAAACAGGTCATGCGCTTTGGTACCCATTCCACCCTGCCCGTGGCCTATCAGGTGGTGGGGGTCATCTGCCGGGTTATTGCAGCAACTGCACTGCTGCGACTTCACCCAGCGGGTGTATTTCTCGTTTTCCCAGCGTCGGCGCTTTGGCCTCAGCATGAAAGATTCCGGCGTTTCAGGATCGACCTTCACCGCCACTATCTTTTTTGCCTTCTCCTGAAAGATTTGCGTAGCCGGTAATGACGGGACAATGTCGCTTTCCCTCATCACCGAACTATGCTGTTCTGGCTTGATTCTGAGTGCTTTACTCGCCACCGATTCAGGAACAAGGTCAGCCAGATCATTACGTACCATCCACCAGCAGAACTCAGGAAGCGAAAGAGTGTGGTCAGTGCTGAAACCTAAATCAATATTTACCCTTTCCAGCAGCCATTTTACCAGGTTCTGCATGGCAATTCCTGCCAGTCTTTCAGTGGTTTGCTCACGTAAATGGTTATCACACGACCAGCAAAGACGAATGCTCCCCGGAGCGTGGCGCATTACCGTAAAGTCACTGGCATGCCAGTCAGTGTGAGGCCACTGGCATTCAAATTTTCTCTCCAGCCAGGCATCAAGGCTACTCAATCCACCAGCTCGCTGAATGACCCTTTCGTTAACGAAAATAGCCTGCATGTTGTCATCGTCAGTCAGGGGCTGGTGGGCTTCAGGGATTAATCCCGATGGCAGATGCTGTATGGCTTCGGATGGTGGCTCAATAACTACCCTTCCCTGACGGAATAACCAGAGCAGTTCGGTACCAGGGCGGAACAGAACCACCCCGGATATCGGCGCAATTTCAGGCGTCAGTATGGCTCTCACCCAATTCCCCCCATTGTTGGTTGATGCCTGGTTATCGATATCTCTACCCTTCCGCCACGCACTTTCGGCCCCCACTCCACCAGCATTCTCTGCACCTGGCTGTCATCCTCCCAAATGCCAGCATGCGTGAGCGCATCAAACAGAGCCTTGTTGTAATTGTCGATGTCGCGGCGGCGGGCATCTGGCGGAAAGAGAAGGATCTCCACCGCAGCTGGTGATGATGATGGTTTTGGTAAGCAACGCAGTTGCTCAATGATCGCTGCACATGCCGCGCTCTGGTATGCCCTGCCCGTCTCGCTGATAAGATGGCGGCCTTTTAACGGCCCCTTGTTCGGGGCTCGCCAGTATGTGTTTACGCTCGGTGGGAACGGGAGCACCAGTTTCATGAATCAACTCCATAGCGCCCGTTCAGGCGTCCGATTACGCTGTTGAACATCACCAGGCTTACGCCCATCGGTTTAACCTTCTCGTGGTACTCCTTCAGGATCGGAGGCACTACGACATTCCAGCTTGGCTTTGGCTTCTGCTTTAGGGCTTTTTTGATGGCATCGTTGCATTGACGGGCTACATCACGCACAGCGTTCTCATGCTCGGTAGATAGCTTTTTCATGCGGCGCGCTCCTGTAGTTTTTTCATGGGAACGGCAACTGCCGGTATAAGCTCAACAGCTGGTGATTCAGATTGATTTCCCCAGTGGTCCCAGCCAGGCGCACCGCAACGGCTGAATAGTTCGATGCGTGGAACATCACCGTAAAGCATCTCCAGACGGAAACGCGCCTCTGCTGGCTTCTGGCTGTGCTCACCGAGTGGGCTGTAAATAACCTGCTTGATGCTGGCGCATTTGCGTTCAAGTCCATTCCCCCTGGTGGCGATTAGCAGGTCTTCGGTATTGGCTCGGGTGTAATTCCCGCCGTTCATGCGTGTCTGTGCGTTCAGCATGTCGAGGAAGTCGTAAAAATCCTCCACACGGCCTGCCTGAAGTGCTTTGTTGATATGCTGCTCTGCCAGTGGGTTGAACTTCACCCAGGTAAAGCCCTTCATCGTGCGAACTTTAAAGCCCCACGCTTCAGCCAGCTCGATAGCCTCTCGGGTGTGCGTACCGGTGAACCACATAGCCAGAACTGCATCATCGGCAGTCAGGTCCCAAACCGGCAAGCGCTTCATGTCGATAAGCTTCATCGTGCCGTAATGGTTATTTGCAGCGCCATTGCTGATGGTATTCCCGTATTCCCACGCAGGGTCGGCATAAATCAGTGAATATTTCATCAGACATTCCTCGCTCGGCCAGCCAGACACCATGCATCAGAGGGTGCTTTCACTTTCGGCGCCATGCTCAGGCAACGCTGACGCTCAATCAGTATCTTCATCCGCTGCTCTTCGTTCTTAGAGCGATTGAAGGCATCCATCAGAACCGTGGCTGCCCGCTGGTAGAGCCCTTTTTCAAACAGGCCTTGAGCCTTATCCATCATTGTGGCCACAGCCGGATTCAGACCTTCTTCCTGTTCTGGTACAGCTGGTTTATCAGCCCGGTTGATTTTCAGTGCAGAACGCCCCTCGCCAACCTCGCCACCCGGTGCTTTGGCAAAATACTGGTAGCACTTGCCGTTATGCTGGCGGGTTGCGCGATTCAGTTTGACCAGATGGCATACACCGCGCTGAACAGCATGAACGTCGTACTGTGGCATTGATGCCGCAATCTCTTTGTTCGTTAAGCCAGGATTAGCGGCGATGAAAATTTGAATATCTTTCAGAAGACTCATGAGTTCGCTCCTCTGAAGCCCGCCGGGACTTTGCTGTAGTCGGTGTTCTTGAAGCTGGATTTGAAGATTCCATCCTCACGCTCCCACTTCCCGTTAACACGCGCTGGCCTTCCGGCATTCGCCCAGTTGGTAGCAGACTTCAGGTACGCTGGAAACTTTGTTGGCTGGAAAAGCGTTTGTGGGCGCAGGTAGGCCGCCATAGTTAAATCGTCGCTCCACTTGGCGTTGCAGTAGTCCACCACCAGCGACAGCTCTTCAACGGTGAAGCCCTCCCCGATTCGGGCACGAATGTTTTGCAGCGAGGTTGTTGAAACCTGATAACGCGAACTGGTCACCTGGTTCAGATGGGTTAAAACCTGTTTAGCCTGATCGGTGATCAACACATCACCGTCTGGTTGCGGCGCAACCGGACAAATAGGGTTTTTAATATCTGTAGTATTCTCTGTTGTATTCTCTGTAAGAACATCAGTGCAATTTGACCTGATGAGAGCGGTTCGTTTTGACCCTATGGAACGTTCCACTTTGACCTCTTCCATCGGTTCATTTTGACCTGATGGAAGAGTGCATTTTGAACTCTTCGATTTGGTCACTTTGACCTCATCTAAAAGCTCACTTTCGTAGTTGATCGTGTAATAGTTCGTCATGTCGCGCTGAGACTTGTTCAGCTGCTCAACTTTGAGTACGCCAAGGTTTTTCAGGCGGGTGAATGTGCGCTTCAGAGTGGATTCAGACCAGAACGGGAACTGCTCCAGCCACTGCTCATTGGTGTTGTAAATCCAGCGCACGCCGTCACGCTCCAGTCCGGAGGTGGTTTCTTTCAGCCAGTAATTAACCTGCTGCAACGCAATGGCCTCGTTCAGCCCAATGCTGTACGCAAGGTCAGGGTTAATCACTATCGGGCGGGATGGCATTAACAGGCTCATGGTCGTCCTTTAACTCTGTAAATTTACGCTGGAATTGCTCAAGAGGGCTGAAGCACTCATGATCGTACCCTTCGCGGAGGTATATAACGCGTCTGGTCTCGGGCTCCCATCTGATGACGCGCACCGGGACGCCATAGTGATCTCTGAAACGCCGGTTAAGTTCTCGCATAGCGCTCTCCCCTTCCGACGCCAGACACCCACAATCGCCATAGCCCTGCTGTGGTTACATGGAACCCAGCGGCCTGATACCATCCGCTCATACCGAAACGACGAGGTTCCAACAACGGGAATACCACGGAGTTGCGGGAGACGGTTGTTTACCGTTACACTGTTCATGCGTTAGTTTCTCCACTGATACGACACGCCAAGGGGCCCGGAGCTGCACACTCGCGGGCCTCACCCATTTCTGGGAGGCAATAAACACGGGAAATAAGGTTCAGGAACGTCATGAGAGTTACCCTGAACTGATATGCAATATCGTTAAGACTTTGCCACTCGCTCCGGTCAACTACGCCATCTTCAATGTAATGACGGTAAGCATTGACCAGCTCACCAAGTCTCCCCACCAGCTCGGCCAGTTTCAGGCCAATCTCTTCGTTTTCATCATCAGGCACGGCGCCGGGAACGTGAATTCCGTTATCAGTTTCTCGAGAGAACGCGTCAGCGATGTAACTTACGCCAGCAGCTCTCTGAAGCACCATTGCCCAGCCCATTGGAAAGATCTGGTCGCCACCAGCACGAAGGCGGTTAAAGAGTGAATTCTGGGTTTCGTCCAGAATCTCCGCCGCTTCAGCGTATCCGCCTGGCAAAGCGGCAATCGTCTTCCTGATTGCGCTCACCAGCCAGGCGGGCTGCTTCTCAACTTTCCATTCAGGTTCTATACCCACGGTTAACCCCTTATCTCTGTGGTTACTGCTTGACTTTAGAATTGTTAATCTTGCTGTAGAGAGAAGCGTCGTATTTCAATTTCCCGTTCGTAATTCTTTCAATGTAAAGGGCCTGTTTTTCTGGGATTACTTCCCCCCATTGACATACGGCACTGTGAGTTACCCCTAAGGCAACTGCGGTTTTAGAAATGCCGCCGTAGTAATCGACGACTGTCCCTTTATGCATGGTTTGAATCCTCATTAGTTAGCATTCTTACATCGTATATGGACAGCATACTTACGTCAATAAAATGTAAGATTGCTAACGTGCATTCCGAGGAGATTTTATGGATACCGTTGGCAGCAGACTGAGATTTAGAAGAAAGCAGAAAAAACTTACCCAGCGCGATGTGGCTGAGTGGGCAGGAGTAAGCGCGTCTGCTGTGACCCAGTGGGAGAGTGATTTAACGAAACTTTCTGGTGAGAACTTGATATTGGTGTGTAAATGCCTTCAGTGTTCGCCAGAGTGGTTGGTTTTTGGTTCAGGCGATATCGAAAATGGCATTAACATCAACTTTATGTCTGCCAGAGAGGTTCCACTCATATCATGGGTGCAAGCTGGTAATTGGACGGAAGTAATTGGAAATCCTAATAATGAACAAGTGAAAACCACTCGAAAACTTTCTGATTCTGCCTTTGCTTTGAGGGTTAAGGGAGATTCGATGACTTCTAGCCAGGAGTTGAGTATTCCTGAGGGTTCTATTGTTATTGTTGAACCAGAGTTCGGCTTCGTGGATGAGGCAAACGGTAAAATTGTCGTTGCTCAAACGGTATCTGGTGGTGAGGCAACTTTAAAAAAGCTGGCGATAGATCCACCGTTCTCGTACCTAATCCCACTGAATCCTGCGTTTAAACCCATTGAGGTTAATCAGGAGACCAATCTAATTGGGATAGTTAAACAAATTATCATCGACCTTTAGCGCCTCTGGTTTCTTACAAGCCCGCTGATCATGCGGGCTTTTTCATTCCTGTAAAAATATAGTAAGCAAACTTACAAAATAGACTTGACTGAAAATGTAAGATGTCTAATATTACATCCATCAGCAGCGAACATTGTGGGTAGGTAGTATGAGTGAGAATCAGGATGAAGCGGTTTTCTTAAAACCCGGATTTGTTTATCAGCCAATTGAATCTGAAGAGGTTGGGAGCTTAGGAGTCGGCCCACTCATAGATGCTCGCGGAATGTCAGATGAGCAGATCTTCGACTGGATGGATAAAAAACTTGTTGCGGCGAAGCGGCTTCGTGATTTGCTTTCTACTAAAGCCGCGATTGAAGAGCAGTTAATCCATCTGAATAGCGAAATCGAACACGCTACTCTTTTGAGTCAAATAGAAGTCTATCGGAGAGATTAGGGTCCCACTCTTCATCGATAAAATCATCGAATGTAAGAGGGTATGCCCCAGTGAGAAGACTTGAAAAATAGGTTTTAGCCTGCCCTTCTAGAGATTCGAGTGATAGCTCATCGTGCAGGGCGATAAAGACATCAGAAAGACTCATTGCACGAATCTCTGATAGTGGCCAGTTGTACTTCATCAGAAGTTTATGGTGAAGAGCTTTAACCCCAGGGAGTTTATTGATTGGAGTTTCATGTTTTGAGCGGTGAGCGGCAAGAGTTAAGTCGAGAACACAGAGCTGAATTGCGCGGTTTGTTACCTTCGCTAACTCGTTGGAGTCTATAAAACCGGTGGTTTTGACTTCCCTGATTTTTGCAATGTTTTGCTCCGTTGCGGAGTACAGGTGACCAAATCCGTTAATCATAGGTATTTCCTTCTTGGTTGTGTGAGAACTCCAAGAATACCACCGAGCCTGATGTGGTGAAAAGACAGGCACAAGTTTCATTGCTGTGTGTAGTCTTGGCGGTCGGCAGTTTTGAATGTCCTTAATGTCGACCGCCCCTTTTACACAACTGAAAGCGCGTTCAGCGTTCAACTTGAGAGGCCGTAGTCGTTAAATCAACTCAGGAGAACGCGCTCCCAATTGTGGAGAAGCTAACTGGCGGTGGCAGCCGCCCGTTTCACTAAGTGCCCTGGTTGGGTGCTTATTAAAACGAACCCCCTTTATTTTTGTCGCCAATCGGCGAGGGATTCGTGCAACCAAAATTCAGCGCTGTGCAGAGCGCGTATAACACGGAGAAACTATCCATAACGAACACACAAAACGTCACCGAGTTACAACCACGTATGAGCCGGGAGCAGCTGATCGACGCAGCGCGTAAGGCTGCCCCTCTCCTTCCGCCAGCTTATCGCGGCATCATGACCGAACTGGCTAACCGCCTGGACTATACCAGCGTCGCGCTTTGTGAGGCGATGGCTCAGCGTAAGGAACTGGCTATTCAGAACGCCACGTTGCGTGAAGATGTCGCAAGCTGGGCCAAAGAGTGTGACCGCATTGTTGAACGCCACACGAAGAGCAGAACCAATATGCATTTACTGGAAGCCCATCGAGAATTGCGTGAGCTATCACCCATCGTCATTTCCCAAAATAACGAGGTGGCTTTCTGATGGCTAACTCATTCAAGCAAATGACCCGTGACGGGACCATCAAGCGCACCGATACCGGGATGTTCATCAGCCTTGACCAAATCCATGTGCGGGAAGGTTTCAACAAACGCGAAGATGATGAGCGTACCCGCCAGGCAGATGATGACCTCTTCAACTACCTGATGAACGGTGGTTCTGTTCCTCCACTGGAAGTTATCGCCCGCGATGAAGGTGGAGTGTGGGTTGTTGAAGGCCACCGTCGGCGTCGCTGCTATGCGCGCTGTGCAGAAGCTGGTAAGCCAGTAGACCGTATCCATATCATGCCGTTCAACGGTAACGATGTTCAGCGCCTGGCGCGCATCATGACCAGTAACAACCAGCTCCCGCTATCCGATATGGAACAGGCAGCTGTTATTCAGGAGCTTCATAACGCCTTCAACCAGACCACCAGCGAAATAGCAAAACTGGTGAATAAGTCTGTGGCCACCGTTGAGAAGCTGCTGCTCCTTAGCACGGCGAACCATGACGTTCAGCAGGAAGTTAAATCCGGTGCGGTGTCTGTCGATGTCGCGGTTGATCGCGTTATTGAGTATGGCGAACAGGCCGGGAAAGTTTTACAGCACGATAAAGCAGTAGCAGCTGCACAGGGGAAAACTAAAGTTACCCGTAGCTCTATCGCGCCGGAGCTGAGCGTAAAGAACGCACGCCGTTTCGTTGAGCTGATGGCCCAGGCCACGATTAGTGATGAAGGTGTCTTCACTCTTGAAGGGACTGCACTGGCCGAGGCGCTGTCGATTATGGACGAACATAAAGCCATTGCTGAAGCACGTGAACTCTATCGCTTGTCACAACCAGTACCGACAACAGAAATTCGCGGACGATCTCTGTATGTGATGCTCGATGGTAAGGAAATTGGTCGGGCATCACTGTATCGCGGTAAAACCGTTTGGCTGGACATGGATGACAAAACCATTGTCGCCAGCCAGTCAAAGGCTGTGGCCCACTTCGTCAAGCAACACAAATTGCAGCAGGAGCAAAATCATGACAGCCAATAAACCAATGACCGGCGAACAGCTGGATGAACTGATGACTATTGCTGTCAACATGCAACGAGACAGTGAAAAAGTGAGTGACCGCCCTGCTGCTATGTTCGCTTATGCAGTGCAGGTAGCTGTTCTAGAACTGCGTAAGGTTCGTAATGAAGCTGCGGCGCTGGCTGCGGAAAATGCGGGGATTAAAGCTGCGATTGACGCAATTATCAGATGGCAGCAATCAACCGATCCGGAGAATGTCGAAAGCGTTCGAATGCTGGTCGAAGTTAAAACCCCAGCAACCGAAGTTATCCTGGCTGATGTAATGGCGCAGGGGGTGGAGATGTTCGCCAAAGAGATGCATGCAGATATCAGAGGTGATGATGCCCGCGAGTTCGCCGCCCAAATTCGCAAAGGAGCGCAGTCATGAGCAACCGTACAGACAAAAACGAAATCATCGTTTCACCAATCAATGACGATCGCCTGAAAACAGGCATGAACAGAACTCGTTCTGGTAGCACGCAGCTTTTTGGTGGCACTACCCACGAACCGGAAATCACGCTAACGCCCCCAGAAAAGCACCTTTACGCTCTGGAAGTGAGAGGCGTTTGGATGTGGGTTAATGGCTGCGGACACTGCAATCAGAACGGCGAAAAGATGTCGTATGTAGTTTGTGAAGAACACGACCGTTGCCAATGCTGCGGAGTTAACCGTAAAGACGCCATCACCATTCCACCCAGAAGTGAGCATGATATCGGTGGTGGTGTATGGGGTTCTCGTGATGCTAATGGTTTTTGGGGTTGGACATGCCATTCATGCCATGAAGCAGAAGAGGAAAAAATTCGCACTGAGGCTCTTGCGAGGGTTGAGAATAATTCGGATTACAACGAGTGGGATTACTTCAGCGAAGATGAGGCCAAATGCCCATGGTGCAATGCCAAAGTTGATACCGAGGAAAGTTATGACGCTGATGGCGACAAGCTAACCTGCGATGAATGCGGTCATTCCTTCACGCTTACCGCAGAACGCACTGTAACGTGGACCACAAAACGTCAGGGAGATGCTCAATGAGCGGTCAAGTTAAACCTTGCCCATTCTGCGGCAGCAAAGATGTAGAGGCATTCGCGCAGTACGAAGAGGATTGCCCTTACCAGTCGGCAATTGTTCGCTGCCATTCTTGCGACGCGCAGTCTGCTCAGATGGTTGGAGCGAACAAAATCAACATGGCGATTGCTGCATGGAATAAACGTGTAGGGGAGGCCGCCCAATGAGCAACATCGACAAACAGGCGCTGACAGACGAAGCAATCAGCAAGGCCTTTGCTGGTACAAACTTTGGTAGAGATGACTTTAAAAACATTCTGGCCGAAACGGTTATTGATGCCGCTGCGGGTTGGCGTTGCGGCTACACAGCAACAACTATCTGTACTCAGCTTGGACTTTTGACACCGAAGGGTTGCGCGTCCGCACTTGGATTGAGGTTTATCAGTGAGCATGTTCAGCGCGAAACAAAGCGCCTGAAGGATGAGCTGGAAGCCGCAGGCAAGAGGATTGCTGAGCTGGAGGCGCGTACGTTGGTTCCGGTCGAGCCCACGCTTGATCAGCTGGTAGCTGGTAAGCGCCGATTGACTTCAACCGGGCGCATGTCTCGACTGATGTCACAGCGCCTGGCTGAAGTATATCGTGCGATGGTTAACGCCGCCGCAGCCGGCAAAGGAGAGTGAGCATGGCTAACTTGCTCGACTTACTCGGCATAGATTCACGGCGCAGCAGCATGACGCTTGTTGAGTACAAATATGACACTGACACACGGGACAGGTTTTCAAAGTATCTCGTAAGGCACACATCCAGCGTTAGCAAAACAACCCTGGAGCAATACGTTACTATCGAACGAGATCGCTCTGGTGCATTCAAACCCCTTGTCGCATTGGATGATTTCCCCAGCGGACTAAGCGACAGGGAATCAATGCTTAAACTGGCTGACTGGCTGCATCGCCTTGGCGTAGCGATTGAAGATGAATGGAGCAACCCATGACATTAACCAAAGAATGGCTTCAAAAGACTATCGCACAGCTTGAAGAAGAGCGCGATGCGACGCCAGGCGCAGTAAACGAAGATGCGGCTATGGCGCTTGAGGCGATGAAGATTGCTCTGGCATCGCTGCTTTATGGTAAAGCCGAACAAACAAACTACCGCGCTATTGTTGAGCGGATAGCTGAAATCGTTCACGGAAAAGTTACTGATATCGATCTGCTTACGGTAACAGTTAAGAGCATGAAGGATAAATTACAGAAATAAACACCGGGTGCAGCCGGTTAAGTGGAGAGAAACGCATGGGGCAGTTAGTAACACTTCATGAGTGGGCATCTGGTCCTAATGGATTCAAATATCCATTAAGCAACTCAGCATTAAACAAAATAGCAAAGACCAAACAGACTTATCCGCCAGCCTTAAAGCAAGGTCGACGCTGGGTTATAGATGAAGATGCTCGTTTTGTTGGCATGGTTGGCAGTGTTGATATTTCGTCATCATTATCAGACAAGGCCCGCCAGTTAGTGGAGAAAGCAATAAATGGCAGCTCGCCCCAGAAAACATAATGTCAAAATACCCAACCTTTACTGTAAGTTAGATAAGCGTACTTCAAAAATTTATTGGCAATATCGCCACCCTGTAACAGGTTCATTTATTGGATTCGGAACAGATGATGAAGCGGCAAAAGCTGCTGCAATCGAGATGAACCGTATAACCGCAGAACAAGAAACTCAGCAATCTTATGCTCTGATTGATATGGCAATGAAGAGCTCAGGGAAAAAGGATCAAGGTATACGTGTTTCTGAGTGGATTAAAAAATACATCGAAATTCAGATGGAAAGGTTGCGTGACGGTGAGATAAAAAACCCTACTGTAAAATCCAGACGATTATGTTCTCAGATTCTCGCAGATAGAGTGCCAAACCTTCGTCTGAAGGATGTTGATACAAGACTCATTGCAAAAATTATTGATGAATATAAGGCAGAGGGAAAGCACAGAATGGGCCAACTGATAAGAAGCGTACTAAACGACGTGTTCAAAGAGGCGCAGCATGCTGGCGAGGTTGATCCTGGCTACAACCCAGCCTTAGCTGTAAAAAATCCAATAGCCAAAGTGAAACGAAGCAGACTTAGCATTGAACAATGGAAATTGATTTTTGAAAGCGCAGGCTCTTTGCCGCCTTGCGCTCAAAATTCTATGCTTTTGGCTTTAGTAACCGGGCAAAGGATAGGTGACATAGTCGAGATGAAGTTTAGTGACATTTGGGATAATCACCTTCATGTTACCCAAAATAAAACCGGAATGAAGTTAGCTATCCCCTTAAATTTAAAGTGCGATGCAATCGGGTTGACTCTGGCTGATGTTATTAGTAAGTGTCGCGATAGAGTAGTGAGCCCTTATCTGATCCACCATGTTAAGCATCACGCTTACGGTAAAGCGGGATCTCACGTTCCCGAAAAAACAATATCAAGATATTTTAAGGAGGCAAGAGATAAAGCAAATATTACCTGGCCTAAGGATTGCACTGCCCTTCCGCCGTTTCATGAACAGCGCTCGCTTTCATCAAGAACATACAAAGCTCAGGGTATAGATGTCAAAACTCTTTTAGGGCATAAAACCGAAGCAATGAGCGTAATGTATGGAGATGATCGTGGTCTAGAATGGAAAAAAGTTGTGATTTAAACAGGGAGTTTTGGGGAATTATTTTGGGGATGTTTTGGGGAAAGAGTTTTACGAATTAAATTCAGTCACTTAGATTTTAGCGAATTGCTCCAGAAACAGTCATCCACCAGCAACGCATGACCCAACAGCCAGCGCTCCCGCTGGCTGTTTTCTTTCAGCCCTCTCCGTCCCGTGCTAATGTAGCAAGCTACGTATTGGCAAATCACAGGTGAAATCGTTATGTCTGATGACGTGACCGGGACGACGACCCATCAGCGGCTAATCAGCTTATTAACCGAGCAGGAGGCGCGCTTTCGCGTGGTGGCGCATGAGGCCGTTGGGAAATGCGAAGCGGTCAGTGAAATTCGCGGGACCGATCTCCGGCAGGGTGCAAAAGCACTGGTCTGCAAGGTAAAAGGCAACGGCGTTAAGAAACATATTCTGGCAATCCTTGCCGCCGATCGGCAGGCCGATCTGAGCCTGCTGGCCAGCCATTTCGGTGGGCTAAAGGCCTCTCTCGCCAGTCCGGCAGAAGTGGATGCGCTTACCGGCTGCGTTTTCGGCGCCATTCCCCCCTTCAGCTTTCATCCGGATCTGACGCTGGTCGCCGATCCGCTGCTGTTTGAGCGCTTCGATGAAATCGCCTTTAACGCCGGCCTGCTGGAAAAATCGGTGATAATGGATACCCAGGACTATCTGCGTATCGCCCGTCCTGAACTGGTGACGTTCCGTAAACAATAAATACAGCGGCTGGCTAACGGTCAGCCGTTTTCCAGCAGCAGCACGGAAGCAATCAAAATAATCGCGATGATAAAAAATGATGAGGAAATAATTAGCGTTTCGACAAACATAGGATCGTTCAT